CCAGTCGGCGCAAAACTGACGGGTTATATCCGCGTTCTTGAAATACAGAACCCCCACGTTAAGGTGAGGGGCGATGCCCATTGATGGGAAGTGAGGGGCATCATGTAAACATGCCCCGATCTTTCCGCCGTCTTTCAGTGCATCACGCAGGTCGGTGGAAAAGTCCATGATCGCTGCATCTGCATCAACCCAAAAGACGTGCCGGTATCCCTGTTCGAGGGCATTGAGAACCAGTTTGATCTTGCCCCAACTACCGAAGAATATCTCTTTGGGGTAGTCGCCCAGGATCGCCCAATAGTCCATTTCCCTTGATCTGGCATAAGCGGTATGGCGCATCAAAGTAAGGCGCTGCATTTCGCCAAACTCGCCGCTTGAAAACGTTTGCTGGATGATGATCGCGTCACGCATGGCTCGCCTCGGTCAGTTCGGCGTATCGTTTGGTGTTTGCTTCAAGCGCGCCACCAACATTCACGCGCTCGCTTTCGGGCAGGTCTGGACGGTCAAGTATCTCCTGCATCCGTACCATGTTATCGTGGCAGATGTTTTTCTCGATGTCAACCAGTACCGGCTTCCAATACTTGCTCATGATAAGGTCGGCATCGTACTGCGCCGCACCCTTTACCGCCCTATCCCTGGGTGATGGCTGCTTGCGTTCCATTTCCAGCGCTCGCTCAATTCCCCGCACGTGGGGGATGAATTGAAAACTCTCCGCGCCTGTCCATTGACGCTCGCTATCTGACTTGTCCACAACCCGACCACTAAAAACCAGTTCGGGCATGGCAGTCCAGTCCCCTACGATAACCGGAGTACCGCAAGCCTGGGCTTCGATGATAGGCACGCCAAAACCCTCTCCCATGCTTACAAGTAGATGCACATCCATAGCCGAGTACATATCCCGCATGAAGTCGTCGCCATAGCCAAGCAGCAGCCCGTACTGTTCGGGTACTATCACGTCCTTGCCAAATTCCAACCCAAGACCGGCGCATAGGTTAGGGATGTTCACCCCGCCAGCGCCGACAACCTGGGTATGGAGTATATAGATCGCGTCGGTATGGCGTGACTTGAAACTAGCAAACGCCTCCAGTAATTGCGGGAAGCACTTACGGGACGGGTTACCCTTGTTCATGGCAACTGTACCGATAATATAGGCGCTTTCTGGCAGCCCTAACCGCTTGCGTGCTTCAGCCCGATCAACGGGGTAAAATGCTTTCGTGTCCACCCCGTGAGGGACATAATAACAGTCCAGCCCCGCTTCCCTGGTAAGTCTCTCGCCAAAGCGGGACATGGCTATTCGTTTGTACGCTTTTGATATAACGTTTTTAACGTTCTGCGGTAATGGATCATGGTCGACTGGATACCAGGGTACATATCGCATACCCTGGGGCATGGTTGATACGTCCAGTACCCATTGATCCATGAGTGGCATGACTATATCCGCTCCAAAGTTTCGGGCATGATGCCAGATAACGTCGTTGCCGTAAGGGTCGGCAGCCCTTGGGTATATTTTTATCCCATTCAGGTTCAATACAGAACCCTCTAACCCGTAGTATGACGAATGCCCGATAGTATGACCGTCAGCCATGAACCGTTGGCATATCTGGTTAGACTGGCAACCATAGCCAGTCTTCGCCCACATCGCGTTACTATGTATGAGTATTCTCATCGCTCTCCCTCACGATACTCCCCAAAAGCGCCAGGCAGGGGGCGGGAGTAACCCCTTTTCGGTTGCAAGCCTATCCTGGCGCATATCATCTTACCGACCCATCGCGGCGGTCAGGTAAATTTCTTGTTTCGCGGAAGTAGCTGAAACAGCCGTTCCGCCCCGCTCGACGACGATATACTCGCCGCCATCCACCCAGCCATTGGTGATCGTGAAGGTAGATGGAACATCAGCAGTCAGGGCAGCCGTACCCGGCACCTGGGTCGCCACGATCGTTCCGGTCACGGCACCTGCAGCCGAGTACTTAAGTACCCGGAACTGCGGCGCTGAACCCGCGGCGTTGGTCGCGTTGGTGATAACCCCGCCTTCGAGGATGGTATACCCGCCACCTTTGGCATCTGCTGGCGCTTTGGCAACCCATGAAAGGGTCGTGCCAACTGCAACCGTACCGGCGGGGAAGAGCCCGTAAATAGGGAAGGTTTCGTTAGCCATTATTTATATCTCCTTATACACCGATTGTTTATATCTCCTTATACACCGGTCGGAGCCTGTGCGTCAAAGATGCCCTGGACGCCAACCAACGGACGCCAGACGCCATGAGCATACACGGCGCTCATGTTCAATTCAATACCGCGCCGTGAAGCGTCGCGCACCGCCTCAACCCGAATGGGCCTCCGCCAGTCAATGGCGATAGCGATCCGTGGGAATACCCCTGGCTTGAAGTCGTCGGCTGAGTCTGGTGACTGGAACGTTTGGTAGATCGGCACACCCATAAACTCGGCAACTTTGCCGGTGCGGGTAACTTCCTCCTGGAAACCAGGAGCAACAGCAACGGTCGCGCCAGCCACGCTTGCAGACTTCGCCAACGCAGCCCAATGGTAGCCATGAATGACGGCAGACAACGGCACGCTGGATGACTTATTAGCATTGCGCGCTTTGGCAATCATAGCAGCCATGTACGACCAAGTGATCGTCGAGCCAGCCGCGCCAATAGTTCCGCCGGTCAAAGAGGCGAAGTCCCCAACCAGGTCGGATAAAATTTTGTCGGTCGCAGCATAACCCAATTCGCGGGAAGCATCCGCCAGGATGTTCTCCGGTGCTTCGCTTTCGGCGCGCTGGTCGCTAATGAAAAACTGCAACCCAATTTCGGAAGGTGTCAGGGTTTCGAGTGCGGACGGGGTGAAGGCTTTGCTGGTGAGATCATCGGCATCGCTTACCGCCACCGCCGTACCTTGGTTATACTGATACCCGATGCGCGGGTTCATTCCAGCCATGTCACGAAAGACGGTAATAAGCGGTTCGAGGAAAAGGCTTTCCCGAACTACAAACAGTGCATCCTCGCGGACGCTGTTTGAGATCGAACTTACGTCAGACCAAATATTTAGAGGCATGGTTTAATCTCCTATAAACCGAGTCGCATCCTCCGCTGTGCGTCAGTTTCGCCTGTTCGCCCGCTTCCTGGGTTGGTTGTCCCTGGTTGCGGCTTCGGTTGTTTGGGGATCGACTTAAGCAGCGCTTCCGCATCCTGCCTCAGTTCGTCAGGGGTTTCTCCCCTCAAACGATCCGCAAATACCGCCGGTAAACCGGTTTCGTCAGCGACTGCGCGCTGGAGTATTGCGCGTTGTGTTAGTTTCAGTTCCGCCTGGGTTCGTTCTAATTCCGCCTTCATCCGTTCGGCTTCGGTCATCGCGGCTTGCTTCCGTTGGGTTTCGGCGGTTTCGAGTTCATCCAGTCGTTTTCGGCGTTTGGCGGCTTCGCTGTTCGCCTCCTTTAGCGCCTTTGCTACGGTTTCCAACTGCGCCTTCAGGCTTTCGACCGTCTCGGTCGGCGGCTCTGCGGCGGGTGCTTCTGGTTTTGTCTCAACCATCTCGGTCGGGACATTTGTTTCTTCTGGCATCTCGCCTCCGTTCAAATGTGAAAGCCGCTTTCCTGTGACATTCCCTCGCGGGCTTATCACAAAAAAGCGGCTCTCTCGAAAGATAACCATATTCAATTAATACTATTATAACATGCCATTACAGGGTGTCTTCGCACCTCCCGCGTGCCTGCCGCCGAATTTGAGCGGTTGTTGGCGTTATGTCCAGCATCCGCTCGATGGCATCAACAACGCTCAAAAGGGCATTTCGCAAGCACATCCAAAACTCACGGGTTGGGGTTATCGGCTCCATTCCGCCCGCGTGTTATCCATCAATCCGCGCCAGGTGTAGACGCACTCGGTATCGTCATGATCCATCGCGGCGAATTGGTAGAAGTAGCCGAGGGTGTAAAAAACCATCGCTTGCTTGAAGACGAAAACAAAAACATCTGTTCTATTCATCTTCCTCTCCGAGTAAAGACTTCAAACTTCGCTCGAACCGCATCGTACCATAAACGGGTTCATCCTTCTGGTGCGTCAACTGGTCAAGGTCAAACCTGCCATCTTTCCAGGCTTCATACTTGCTGTCGCCCAATATTTCCCGCTGCTTGTCCTCATCCAGTTTACTAAACCATTCTATCCCACTTTCAATATCGGGGTTAGGGTTCGTGATCGTTATTGGGATCATCGAACAACGCCCGTTATAGTGGTCGTCAAGCACCTCGTCGGCGCTATGCCTGGTTCCGTGCATGGCGATACACGCCCCGCAGGTTTCGGTATCCAGCGCCGCGTACCATATCCATCCGGTTACCACCTCTGGGTTTGCCACATAACTTGCTCTGCTCGCTTCCCGATACCCCCATAATTGGACCGTGCGCATGGTTCGGATCGCATCGGTAAGCGGCATCCCCATTTTATTTAGGATGGTTTTGGCGGTCTTCACGGGGTTGTACCCACGCGCCACCCCTTCTAATATCCCCTTCGCCACCTGCTCACGGGTATATGGGGCAGTCGCCCGCAGCCGCTTGTACAACTCACCATCTTTGTCCAGGAAGCCCAGCAACTGCTCGATGATCTCCGGCTTCAGTTCACGCCAGTTTGAAAGAATTTCGCCTTCGCCAGCCGACAACCGAACCATTTTGAGGGTATCATCAACCGCCTGGGTTATCGCCGCCCGCGCATGTGTCCCCAACTCAACCTCATACCATTGGGCATACGTGACAAGTTCTTCCTCGATATTATTCAGTAGCCGGTTGTATTGCGCCAATTTGCGCACCTGGGCAACGGTCGGAGCATCCAACTCTGCGATCTTTGACATCAGCGCATCAATATCCGACTGCAGGCGGTCGTACAAGTGCTGGTAGTTTGAGATGATCCTGTCGACCGCCGCGCCCTCTTTCCGCATCAAGGCGGCTTTGAAAATGCGGGTTGTTTCGAGTATGTCAGCCAAGTTTTTTCTTGATCCAATGGACAATTACACGCCCAAGCGTGGTATCTTGCAACCAGTCCAGCATGATGAAGACCGCAATAACCGTGAGAATTACGTCTGTATATGTCATGTTATCACCGATGTATGTTCATACCAAACGATCCACCAGTTTATATAGTTTGTCGTTCCTGCCCCAGCCCGTGATGTCACCCGAAACAGGTACTTTGCGTTTTGTTTGAGTATCCATTCGGCAACGCCACGCGTTTGTGTTCCAGCGGACTTGCCCGCACCCTCCCTGCGCTGCGCTAAAAGCGTTCCGGTGGTGGTGATGGTCGGGGTATGGTAAACCAGGACACCCGATACCGTGCTGCTATTGCGGTTGCGGTTATAGGTCGTGACTGCCGTCCCTCCCGTTATGTTTCCATCCTCATAAAACTCAAACTCAACCTCAAGGGTAGATGACAGGCTGTATTGTAGGTGAGCCCATTTGGTTGTGTCAGGCGTTACGATCAGGATAGACCGCGTTCCGTTGTTTTCAAGACTTGCGTTCTCCCCCGCCCGAAACATCGAACCGCCGTGTATCTCATGATGCTCATATTCGATGGTCATAACCGCGTTCGTCATGCCATCGTGCGGATAAAATGCCTTCAACTGCCCCGCGTTTGCAGGGAAGGCACGGAATAGAACCCCGCCAATTTCAGCATAATCAGGCATTTGCTCCACCTCCTCTATTGAACGCCCTCAATAACGCTGCACCGACGTTGTCAGTTTGTACCTGCTCGGCTGCCATCAACTCTTTTTCATGTTGATAATCATAGCCCCGCATCGTGGCGGCGGTTTCCTTTGACACAAGCCCAAGTTCCATATCTTGCTTGATGGCGTTTGATTCCTCCTGCTCGCTTTCTGGCAGCCATTCGCCCCATTGAATTGATCCTGCATCACCAGCAAACCCGCCAATGACCAACATCCGCCGGTTGAGTTCAATCAACGCTGCGCCGTACAACTCCTGCTTTGTGTGGATCCGCGAAACCGCATCCGCAAAAAGAACTTTCAGCCCGAAGTTCGTGAGTGATCCGAGTTTATCGCCAAGCGTGTCCAGGTCGACCTGCTGCGTGATGTCAAACAGGGCTTGACGAAGGAAGCGGACGTACTCCAGTGACTTTGTGATGTCGGTCGAGGGCTCCAGGTATCCCAGGTCGCCGCCAACCGGAACGGGAAGCATGTTACCCGGAGCCGTGTCAATAAACTCCGACTCGCCCTTGCGGATCCCAACCGCCTTGATGATCGGATGCGCCGCCATTCGGATGATTTTGCTCTGGTTTCCAGCGATGAAGTTTATCCGGTCTTGCAACTCGATCACGTCCTCGGTGATGTCAGGCTGCCCATACACGCCAACGGCTGGCAGGTTATGCCAATGGATGATCGGTGGGAAGTCAAACCCCCAAACCATCGTTTCGCCCATGATCTGCCAATGACCGCCGGTAGACTGCCCCGCTTGATAGTCCGTGATCGTCCATCGGTTCGTGTCATCCAGTTCGACGACCTGCTTCCTGGCTACCTCTTTGCCATCAAAACCGATAATGTTGAACTGGATCGTGTACCGAATAGGCACTTCCACATCCTCCGGCATGGTATCAACCGTGACGGTTGCGGGGTCAAGCACGATCAATCGCGGGTATGTTTTGCCATCGCTTCCGACCGCGCCGTCTGGAACGATCTTGACAAAGCAGGTTCCGCTCTCGGTTCCATACGTACCGACCCGATGCAGGGTAATTTCCTGGTTGTTTGCGCTCCAACAGGTGTTTAGCCATACCGCCTCTGGTGACTCATCTCCGTTTGGCAGGATGAATTTCACCCCACCCCCGAACAGGTTAGAAACCGAACGGGAAACGATCAAACCAGTAAAGTTTAGAACAATGTTGTCATCAAATTTGTTCTGTCTTACCGCCAACTGCCGCTTCTGCGATCCTACGCGGTACTCGCGGCGGGTCAGTACGAACTCTGACCGCTTTTGCATCTCGGTATTGAACCCGTCAAGCAGCCAGTTTATTAATTGGTTTCGTGCGCTGTCAAATATGCTCATATTAGTACGGAGCCTCCAATACTTCCAACTTGCCAGGATATAACATTAACTCGGTTGCCGCCCAAACAAGCGCATCCATCCGGTTGGGTGAAGGGTCGCCTGGTATCCATAAACACATCTCGTCTTCCATTGACGGAAATAGCCCGACCTGGTGCGCTCGCCCCTGCTCATAGATCGCGGCGATAGGTTCGGCGCGGGTTGCCTTGCCCCTGGATGCGTGAACCAGCCTGACGTTGACGGTCGGGTCGACCGTCAAGATCGTTTGGCTCACCATCTCCCCGCCCTGATTCGCCTCAGCGATAACCGCGTCAGCCTTCCAACGATGATAGGCGGCAACTGCGGCGGTTGCCCATTGCAGGGGCGAACCCTGGACGCTGTTATCTTCCAGAATGTACATCTCCCCGTTTGTGCCAGCCGTGACGATTCCTGCCTCATCGCCGGTGGACGTGATGGACGGGTCAACCCCGACAACGACCCTGTACAGGTTATCTGGACATTTCAAGACCCTGCTCTTGTCAATCGTTTCCCGCGTCCACAGCGCCCCAGGCGCTTCGTCGATGTCCTCGGCGAGTATCTCCTGACGATAGGCAAGGTTGGTCATATCATGGGTAATTTCATCCAGCGCCGACTTGCTTATCTTTGGGTTGTCCATGCTCGTAAAGTGAAACGCCTCCCACCTGCCAGTCTTGTCTTCAGCCGCCCGCTTGTACATCTTCGCGGCGTGCTGCGGGTCATTCGACTTCGTGACGCTTCGACTGTGAAGCGATGGCGGCGTATAAACGAAAACAGCATCCCCGTCATGATCCAACAACATCGGAGCACCGACTTCCTCCCAGGCTGCCTCATCCGTCAACTGCCATTCGTCGAGTATGAGCAAATCAGCATAGTCCCCACGCATTGTATCGCTGTTCCAGGCAGTTTTGCCCCTGATGCGCTGCTCCGTACCCCTCAACTCGATGATGTGCTCCGTTTCATTTTTATTGAATATCCCTGCCGAAACAGGCTCAGCCAGCGCACGGCAAACAAGCGCCCACCAACGCCCCAACTGGTCGGCGGTCGGCGCGGTGTAAAGCACCCGCCGCCCTGCCAGAAAGCGCTTGATAGATAGGATCGCCACCCCATGAGTTTTGCCGCTTCGCCGTCCTGCCCGAATGATCTTTCGTTTTGCAGTCGAATCGATAAACGCGGCTTGTTTTTCGTGCGGTCGGGATAGGTGTATCATCCTGTCAGTCATCATACACCACCCGAAGCACCTGGACGGCATCAATGTTGATGTTGTCCGGTACTTTGCCGTAGCAAATTTCGATAAACGCCCGCTGTAATTGCGGGTTCTTACTCTGCGCCCATTGTCGCAAAATCGCCTCGCTCACCGTTACTTTATGCCCATTAATAACAATAGGTGAGCCGTTTGATGTCGCTTCTTCGTGTGCTATCTGTTGGGCAAGTTCGCGGAACGCGCCAAACTCTTTGGGTCTTCCCTTTCGGTTTATCCTCGGATCATTTTTGCTGAACGTTCCGCGACCTGTATTATTTGCCATCCTGTATCAACCTGTTAGGTGGTTTCTCTTTCCTTGACAAAATAAATCGCCGGAAGACTTACTAACGTTGTGACACCCTTGATAATCACGTTGCTAGTAAAGATCGCCCAGACAACCGCAGAAGGTAATACGCCACCAAACGCCGCCCATGAAAACACAAGGCTGTCTATTGGTACTGATACCGCGTTACTCGAAAGCACGCGCGCCCATTGATAACGTCTTGTAATCTTCGCAACCCAAAACTGATATACTTCCGTATCAATCAACTCAGCCAATACCTCGGCGGCGATAGAAGCAAAAACAATTCTCCATACTGGCGAAAGAGCGACAACAAACTCTAATTGTTGCCCTGTTGACGGGTCGGCTGGCATCGCCCCAACCAACCAGAACAACCCCGCCATGATAATGTTTATCGCACCTGCAGCAAGGATCAAAGCCCGCGCTGCTTTCAGTCCAGCAACCTTGTGAACCATATCGCGCAGGGTGAAAGTGAGCGGATATACCAATGTGCCGCCATCCATAGCCAACCCTGCTAGAACAACAATACGAAGGCTCGCAACATCAGCCATCATTTGGGCGGCGATATAAGCGCCAGCCACAAGCACAATACTTACAACAAACTTGTTATTCATCGGTTTTGTCCATTTCGGCGGGTTGTCCGTTACCGCCATAAAAGTAAGAAGCAAAACTTGCCTGACTTAATACAACGGAAGGCCACAAACCTAACCCAGTAGGCATATCTTCATATCCAGGCAATTTGTTTATATGTTGATACCCATTTTTTGTCCATGTGTTTCCAAATTCTGCTTTGAGGTGTATTTGATTGTTGTCAAGACTAACAACGCTGTCTGAAATTTCTTGATAGTATTTAATTTGCATGTCTGGGTTGCCACCGAGTAAATGTACACTCCAACCACTAAATAATTTTATTGGTAACGGCGTTCCGCCGTATGATGTTGGGACAGAATAACCCAACATAAATTTTTTGGGAATACGATCAAGACAATCATACTTTGGGATAACAATAACTTTTTCTGAATACTGAGAAAGTTCATCTGCCCACGACAATATTTGCTCAAATGTAAAATACTCAATTCCAGCCATTTCACATTGTTTTTTTGTCATTATATCTCTAACTGTGCAATATTTAGGTTCAAACCTTTTAACAACCTCTAGGTGTTTCTGGTGATCGTATAATTTGAAGTCGTTGTCAACAAAAACCACCTTGTGTTCGTTTCTTTTTTCAGCGCACGGGCAAACGCTTGAACCAGACTGAATACCATAAAGCCAGCCCATTCTAATAGCCGTACAACAACCTGTACTTGTTTGTGTCCATATTAAATCAATGGTTGTCTTTGGTTTTGTGCGACTTCCAACTCCGCGCGCTGTATCTCTAAATTCGTTCTCTTCTTTTTTTGCTTCTACTTCATGCGATACCGTTAAACCAAGTTCAAACTCACTAAACCCCCACTCCAGCAAGTCCTCCAACTCAAACTCATTCGCCAGGGTATCAAAGTCAAACGAGCCACCCGCCTTATTCGCACGGATATTCGCCTCAGCCCGCGTCTTGTCATCCCACATAACGGCGCGATAGGTGTAGCGATG